TGCGCACTGTAGAGCAACAACAGGCTTTATTTGCAGACGGAAAAAGCAAGCTAGACGGGATCAACCGAAAATCTAAGCATCAGCCTCGAAGCGTATATGGCCCAACTAATCCGGCAATGCCAGGGCCAGCCGGTGCATTTGACTTTATTCCATCTCCGTTTACACATTGGGGCGACACTCAGCTATTTACGGCCTACGCTCATTACTTTATCGGCTTAGGTGATAGTCTTGGCATCGAGCTTCGATGGGGTGGTGACTGGGACAAGAATTTTAGATGGGATACAGACGCATTTAACGACTCGCCGCACATTGAACTTGTCGATTGGCATTAACCATAGAGGTTTATCGTTATGAGCATCCTTGCAGCATTACCCGTAATAGGCGGGTTACTAGACAAGCTCATCCCCGACAAGGACGCGAGAGCAGCAGCACAAGAGCTATTGCAACAGTCTGAACAGTCAGGCGAGCTCCAGTTGATGTTAGGGCAGATGGAGGTAAATAAGGTTGAAGCGTCATCAGGCAGTCTTTTCCGAGGTGGCTGGCGTCCTGCTGTTGGTTGGGTATGCGCTAGTGCTATGTTTTATTCATTCGTGCTATCTCCACTCCTGCAATTTATAGTGATACTGGTAATGAACGAACCGCCTACTTTCCCCGAATTATCAATGGGCGAGCTTATGCCGGTACTGATGGGAATGCTTGGCTTTGGTGCCATGAGAATGAATGAAAAGATTAAGGGAGTTGGTTAACCATTGGCTGTTATAAATTTTCCTGTTAACTGGGAGCCTCGCGGGTATCAGCTACCGGCATGGAACTACCTGACCAACGGGGGTAAGCACGCGGAGCTTATCTGGCACCGTCGTGCAGGCAAAGATGAAATTTGCATGTACTTTACTGCGTGCGAAATGCTTGAAAACCCCGCAAACTACTGGCACATGCTGCCTCAAGGCAACCAGGTAAGAAAGGCGATTTGGGAGGCCACGAATCCCCGCACCGGCAAACGTCGAATAGATGAAGTCTTTATTGACGAGCTATTTACCAAGCGCGAAACCGATATGTTTATTAAGTGCAAGGTCAATGCCTCGACTTGGCAGTGTTTAGGGTCTGATAACTATGAAGGCTCGATTGGTTCATCCCCTAAAGGTATCGTGTATTCTGAGTGGCCCCAAGCAAACCCGTCTGCACGCGGCTATTTACGCCCGATTATTGCTGAAAACGATGGCTGGCAGATATTTATCGGAACGCCACGGGGTAAAAACCACGGATATCGAACATACAACCAAGCAATTAAAAACCCCAATTCTTTTGCCGAAAAACTGACTGTTTATGACACCGGGCGGATGACGCCGCAACAGCTTCAAGAAGAATTGGTTGAGTACGTGACAACCTATGGCGAAGATATGGGCATTGCCTTGTTTGAGCAAGAATACGAATGCTCATTTGATGCAGCCATTATGGGCGCTTACTACGCCTCAGAATGCAGAAAGCTTGAAGAAGATGGCCGTTTGGCCGAGTTTGAATGGAACCACAAATACCCTGTTCACGCTGCAATGGACATTGGCCGGTCAGATGATACCGCTATTTGGTTTTTCCAGTGCTACGGCGGTGCTATTCACGTTTTAGAGACTTATGCGACTCATGGCAAAGATCCGGACCACTTTATTGGCGTTATCGCAGGTCGAGATTGTTCAATAAATATCATTGATGGCAAGTGTATTGCCGAATGGGGTGATGCTAATGAGTACGCCCACCATAGAGACTGGCAGTACGGGTCAATCAACATGCCTCACGACGCAAGAGCCAAAACATTTGCTACGCTGAAGTCTGCCGAGGAACAATTTGCCGCGGCTTTTGGCTGGGATTTGATTGAGCTAGTACCGGGCTTATCGGTTGAAGACGGCATTAACGCGGGTCGCAAGGCTTTGAATATTGCCAGAATTCACGCTGAAGACGCCGCGGACGGATACGAAGCGGTAAAGGCCTACCACCGAAAATGGAACGATGAAAAGAAAGCGTTTTCGCAAGGTCCAGACCATGATTGGTCCTCACATTATGCTGATGGATGGCGGTACTTGGCAATTGTCTACAGTCGGGATAAACTTCCTAGCGAAGCCCCACCGTCAAAATACGCAAAAGATCGCACATTTAACGAAATTGTGGCAAATCAGACTAAGCGAAGACTGGCAAGCGAGAGCGAATAATGACTATTACTGAATGGGAGGCAGTTGCCGTTAATGTAGCTGATGATTCGACTACGGTAAGTGCTGTGCCTGCTTTGTTAAACGCTATTTTTATTAATACGGCGCTCTCTGCTCAACCGTTGCTTATTAAAGACGGCACCACAACGGTTTATACAATACCGGCGTCTGCCGCTGCCGGCACTCGGTTTTTATTTGGTCCCACTCGGTTTAATACATCGCTCATTGTAGACCCTGATAACAGTGGCAGTGGGTCTATTACTGTTGAATACGCTGATTTGGAGAGAAGTTAATGCAGGAAATACTTAAATTTAATCGTCCTAGTCGCGTCGTTATGCACTTTAAGCAAGATGAGGAAATGGCCGCAAAGCATGGCTCGCGGATAGTTTACTACCAAGCAGAAATTGGCGGTGATGATCAGCTAATTTCGCCATGCGGCGAGTTTGTTCGATTTAACTTCGCTTCAAAGGACGGCGAACCAACATCCGAAATTCATGGCTGGATGAAAGTTGATGATATTTTGATAGATTCAGTTTTGTGCGAATTTAAAAACGAGGAATGGTTAGGTGTTTCTCATGGATAAGGAAGATGTAAAAACGACTAATGACGAAGTAGAGCGATACGCCGAGGACATCAAGTTATCTGAAAAGCGTGATGAAGACTGGTGTGAAGACGGAAAGCACGCAATAAAAACTTTCCGAAACGGCGAATCAAAGAATTCCAAAGGCGAGAAATCGAATTCATTTAATATTTTGTGGGCAAACGTCGAAACACTTGAGCCGTCGTTGTATTCACAGATCCCTAAGCCCGATATTCGCCGTAGGTTTCGGCAAGAGGATATTTTAGGCCGGCACGTATCGAAAGTGCTTGAAGACGCATCAGCGTATTGCCTAGAAGAATACGGCATGGATAACGCTATGGAATCGGCTGTGCATGACATGCTGTTGCCCGGTCGTGCGGTTACCCGAATAAAATACAAAGCAGAGATTACACCGGCTGAAGTCGATGATAACGACAACGAAACATCGCCAGCTAAAGTAGAGTCAGAAGAAATTAAGCTTGTGCCGTGGGACTGGGACAAAATATTGCTAGGTCCGGCGGAATCATGGGAAGATTTGCCGTGGTTGGCGTTTATTCACCACCTCGACAAAGCACAGGTAAAAGATTTTGCGAAAGAATTTGCCGATAAAATTTCCTATGACATTGCTTCTGACATGAGTGATGCAAAAACGGACAAGACCGAGCGAATTGACGACCGGGCTACGATTTACGAAATCTGGTGCAAAGAAGACCGGAAAGTAAGGTGGTACGCGCAAGGCTACAAAGATTCGTTTATTAAAATCGAAGACGATCCCTTGTCCCTGAAAAAGTTTTGGCCGATGCCGAAGCCGTTGTATTCGATAAAATCAACAACTTCAATGGTTCCGCTTACTGAATATTCCCAATACGAGGCTTTAGCGACTACTTTAAATACTGTGGTAGTACGAGAGCGACGTATATCTGATTCTTTGCGGGTTCGCGGCGTCTATGACAACACTTTGGCAGAGTTAGACAAGTTGTTTGATGCAGGCGACAACAAAATGATTCCTGCTGAAAATCTATCAAGATTAATTGAAAACGGCGGCATCGAAAAAGCTATCTGGATGTTTCCAAACAAAGCCTTGGTTGAGGTCTTGTTGCAGCTTCGCGTGTATCGCCGCGATTTAGTTCAGCAGATTTACGAGATTACCGGCATTTCAGACATTATGCGTGGTCAATCGGACCCTTATGAAACGCTTGGCGCCCAAAAGATGAAGGGAAGCTATGGTTCTCAACGCCTGCAAAAACGTCAACGAGCAGTCCAAAAGTACGCAAAAGATATTTTAAAGCTAGTCGTTGAGATTATTGGCGAGAAATTCTCAATTGAAAGCTTGGCGGGTATTACCGGGCTAAAATTCCCAAGAGAAGCGGAAAAACAGCAGTTTGAAGCGCAACAACGTATGCTGCAACAGCAGGCAGAGCAACAAGCAATGATGGCTCAACAGCAAGCCCAGCAATCAGGGCAAGAAGTTCAGCCGCCACAACAGCCTCAAGTTGACCCAGAACAAATGCGATTTATGTCTTTGCCTACGTGGGAAGATTTAAAAGGAGTTATGGAGCAGGATTTGGCGCGTAGCTACATGATCGACATTGAAACTGACTCAACGGTACTAGCCGATCAAAATGCCGATCAAGAGTCGCTGACACTGCTTTTAGGTGGCGTGTCTCAATATGTCCAAGGCGTTATGCCGGCGGTTGAATCAGGAATGATAACCAAAGACGCTGCTACGGCGTTGCTTAAGTCGATTGTAAGCCGGTTTAGATTAGGCCGGGAAGTAGAGGAAGCCATAGAAAACTCTGTAAACGAGCAAGGCGCACAGCAACAACAGCAGCAGCAAGCGCAACAAGCAGCCCAACAACAGCAACAGGCCGAACAACAAGCTGAGCAAGCCCGGCAAGAAGCGGAAAGCGAGGCAAAGGCAGCGGAGAACCAAGCAAATCAAGCTAAATATGCCCATGAAGAACGAATACGGCAAATGGATGCTCAAGCCAAGCAAGTTGAGCACCAAAACACGATGCGTGAGTTGCAACTAAAAGGCCAGCTAACAGAGGCTAGGGCGCAACAAGACATGCAAAAATTAAGGATGACTAATGAGCAAGGTTAACGACAAGTTCCTATTAAACCGCCTTAAAGCTATGTACGGCAAAGACTTTGATCCAATTATGAACATGGCAAAAAATGCTGTCTTGTTGCAAGCAAAGGTGGACAGTGCTGAAGCGGGCGACAACGAGGCTAATCACGATTTAAGCGCAACATTAATTGACGTGAACAAAGAATGGGAGCGTATTGCACAATTTACCTCACCAAAACTGAAGTCTATGGAAATTAAAGGCGATGGCGAGGCTATTCAGGTTCACATTCATCGTGGCGGAGATAAAAAAGATGGCGGGTAAAGGCTCAAATCCAAGACCGTATGGCGTTAATAAGGCTACTTTTGACAGCAATTACGACGCTATATTTGGCAAAAAAGAAAAGAATCATGATGTAGACCCCGAAACAGGCCGCGTCAGATACAAGGCGCATCCCGAAACCGGCGCTATGATTCCGGACTATATGTGGTCTCAGTACGGCATGAACCCGCCTCCGGTGCCTAAAACGCATCACATTATGCGTGACGCAAAGGATTACAAGTGCCCCGTGAACGAAGGCAACAAAATGATTAGTGGTCGGCGCCAGCACAGAGAAAACCTCAAGCGTACTGGTTGTCGGGTGTACGAAGGACGGGAATCCGAACAGCGTGCGGCAGATTCACACGTTGCCCATGAAGACAAACAGATGGATCGTGCAATAGAAAAAACATTGGGGCAAACCCTCAATGATATGCGGCATGGCAATAATGCGCCCATTGAACGGGCAAGTGACGGCAAGGCCAAAAACTCATGGACGTTTGGATTATAGGCAACCTATATGGCTAACGAAGAAGTAGAAACAACGATCGACGAAGATATGGCAGAAACCTTGCGTGAAATACAAGGCCGAACTGATGAATCGTTGGTAGAAGAAGTTGACGCAGAAGAAGTTGTTGACGAAGTTGAAGACGAAATTACTGACGCTGAAGAAGTCGAGTCTGAAGTCGATACGTCCAAACAAACCGATCCTAAACCAGATGAAATTGTCGCCGCAGATGATGCGCCGGTAATCCCCGTAACGGGCGATATTGACCGATCATTGGCAAACGCGCCTTCTAGCTGGCGCGCTGGTGCCAAAGCAAAATGGGCAAGCCTCGACCCTGAAATCCGCAGCGAAATCGCCAAGCGCGAACACGATATGCACAAAGGTGTCGAAAAGCTAAAGGAAACGGCAGATTTTGGCGAACGCATTAATCGAACACTTCAACCGTATGAAGCTTTGATTAGAGCGGAAAACGGCACGCCTGAGACTGTTGTGCAAAATATGCTAAATAGCGCACACGTCTTGCGTCAAGGAACAATTCGCGATAAATTGAATATGACTGTGCAATTAGCACAACAATATGGTTATTTTGACGAATTAAAGACGGCTTTGATTAACGGTGCTCCGCCCCCACAAGAGCAGAAACCCGGTTTAACTGAAGCTGACATTGATCGACGTGTAGAGGCCCGGTTTGCTGCACAACAGCAGAGCATTAGCCAACAGGCGTTGGATACAGAGGCAAATGAATTTGCAACAGCAGTAAATAGTAAGGGCGAGCTTAAATACCCTTATTTTGCCAATGTTGTAGATGATATGGCAGATATTTTAGAAAGAGCAGACAACAAAGGCGCCATCATGTCTTTTGAGGAAGCTTACAATAACGCTCTATGGGCAAACCCCGATACCCGACCTTTGATACAGGGACAACAATCCCAAGGCGGCGGAAACGGCAAGAACCATGTTGCAAACGCTATCAAAGCCAATGCGAACAACATTGACAAGAAGCCGGCGCATGTTTCTACAAAGCCAAAACCCACCGGAAGTGTTGACGATACATTGCGTGAAACGATGGCTGACATCAAATCTCGTAGTGCTTAACTTAACTTTTGAGGATTAAATCCTAATGACATCACCAAATAGCACTTTTTCGGAGCTAATTTCTAGCACATTCCGAAAGCACAAAGCGGGGTACGCCGACAACGTATCAAACAACAACGCCCTCCTGATGCGTATGAATCAGAAAGGCCGTAAGCGCGTCGAAGACGGTGGTTTGACTATCGTTGGTGGGCTTGACTACGGAACCAATCAATCGTGGCAGCGATACAGCGGCTATGACACGCTGGATATTTCCACGTCGCAGGTCTTAACCGCCGCCGAGTACAACTGGCAGCAAGCGGCAGTGCACGTAACGGCTTCCGGTCGAGAAATGCGCATTAACTCAAGCGATTCACAAATCATCAACTTGGCTAAGTCTCGTTTGACGAATGCCATGAAAACCTTCAAAAACAACCTTTCAAGCGACGTTTATTCAGACGGCACTAGCGCCAACCAGATCAACGGTTTGGGCGCAATCTGCCCTGACACCGCCGGTGGTACGCTTGGCGGCATTGATGGTGACATTTACGATTGGTGGCAGACAAAGGTGCAGGACGCAAGCTCGCCTATTTCTGGCGGTGCTATTACGCTGTCGTCTAGCACTTTTGAGTCTCCCTTCATGTCCCAGCTTTACCTTGATCTGGTGCGTGGTTCGGACAAGCCTGATCTAGTCGTGCTTTCTAACGACTATTACAGCTTTTTTGAAGACTCTCAAGTATCGCTGAAGCGTTACACATCCGATACAAATGCCAGTTCCGACAAGGCAAATGCCGGTTTTGTTTCGTTGAAGTACAAGAATGCTGACGTTATCTTTGATGGTGGCTCCGGTATTACAGCGGCTCATGGCTACATGCTCAATACTGATTACCTTGAGTTAGTATGTCACCGTGACGCAGAAATGACGCAGGTTGAAGACCAACGCGCCATTAACCAAGATGCTGTTGTTATTCCAATTATCTGGATGGGCAACATCTGTGTCACTAACCGTCGCAACCAAGGTGTTTTACACGCGTAGTCTTTAGACGCCTGCAATTCATTTGAGGATACAATTATGACTTTTTATGTGAGTGAACCCCGAATAGGCGCACAGCCTATTGGTGATACTGATACTGTCAAAAATCACCCTTTTGGCACTATTCTGAAAGCAAACTCGGCAACTTACGGCGAGGGCGAGTTTATCTATCTTGCCGGCGTTGCGAATACTGTCGTTGGCTCTTGGGTAACCGTAGCCGAAGACGGCTTTACAACCAGCCTATTGGCTGCTAATGACAAAGGCCGCGTAGCTGTTGCCATGTCTATTAATGTTGCCAGCTCCTATGGTTGGTATCAGATCAGCGGTAAAGCGGTAGGCAAGTGTCTAGCAAGCTATGCGGACAATGGCCTTGTTTATGCGACGGCTACCGCCGGCAGCATTGATGATGCGGTTGTTGCCGGTGATCGAGTCAAGAAGGCTATCGGGGCATCTGCCATCGGCACTCCTTCTACTGGCTTGGCTGAGTTTGAGATTGACCGTCCGTTTATGGACGACGCAGCTTCAGCCTAAACAGGATAGGGGGCTTAAAACACCCCCTTTTCTTTAATTGATAACCAATTAGCGAGTAATCCTATGCCCTTTAGTGACGAAGACATCGAACGCGCCTCAAGAAATCCCGGCGCCCTAAAAGAAGATACACCCCCATTCCTACGTTTTACCGAATCAACTGTTGAGGACCGCGAGGCCTCACTAAAAGCCGGTCGAACTATCTATGCGCCGATCACTAAGGTTTATTCTCGCGCAAGAGGCGACACAAAAAGCGAAGTTCCGGCAGTAGTGCGCGGTTGGACGTTTAAAAGTCGCGAAGTACAGAAAGAAGTGCAGCGCCCGGCCTCTCGTTGGGTAACACCGGAAGAAGGCGGCCCGCCTGTTGAGCAAAAGGTAATGATTGATGATGTCGAAATTGAGACATACAAATATCGCGAACCTACAACGCCGTGGATCGACCAGCTTAAAGAAAAGCTACGCAATGAGTTCATTTCTCAAGATTATTACGATTATTGCTTGAAAAACCTGAAGGCTTGGGAGGAAAACCGCGAGGCTCCTATTGATGGAACTCCTATTACTGGTTGGAATCAAATCACTCAAGCTATGCAGAAAAACCTAATTGAATTGGGTATTCGCAGCGTTGAGGAAGCGGCAGAAATGACGGAAAACGCGATGGATGCACTAGGCATGGGTTCGCGGGACGTTAAACGTAAAGCCTCTAACTTTCTGCACACAGCGCCAAATGGTGTTGCTTCTGCCGAATTTACGCATTTACAAGCCAAAAACGATCAGATGGCAGATACCATCAGTGGTTTTGAGTCTAAAATGCAGATGCTTCAAGAAAAGATCGACGAGCAAGCCAAAGCCAATGAGCCTAAAAAGCCAGGCAGACCCAAAAAAGCTGATTCTGAGGCCGCATAATGCCACTTCTTGACATGCTGCAACGCGCAACGCAACGACTTGGTATTGCAAAGCCTGCATCGATTATAGGCAATTCGGATATACAAGTTGGGCAGTTGCTTGAGATTGCAAACACTGAGGGCGAAGATTTGTCGGCCAGATACCAATGGTCGGCCAAAAAGCGTTCAAACGTGTTCAATCTTGTGCTTGCAACAAGTCAAGGGAAGATGAACGGGGCGGTAGTAGACGACGCTGGGTTTGACTACATCATCCCCGAAACCTTCTGGAATCGAACTATATCATTACCTATCAGGCCGATGGACTCGATTGCTTACCAGCAAATTAAGTCTTTTCCATTCACCGGGCCTTATCAACGGTTTCAGATCCGTGGTGGCAACCTGCTTTTTATTGAGCCTACCCCTACTACAACCGACGAATGCGCGTTTGACTACATTACTAAGTCTTGGTGCGAAAGCGCCAGTGGAACCGCTCAAAAGCTATGGACGGCAGACGGTGATGTTGGCCTTTTAGACGAGGATTTGATGCGTCTTGGCATCATTTGGCGGTGGCGTCATGCCAAAGGTTTAGAATACGCACAAGATTTTGAGAATTACGAAGCGCGGGTATTGGATGCAATGGCCCGTGATGGTGCCAAAGAAACGCGAGATATTGGCGGCGAAAGCCAACAGCCTGAAGCCGGGATTATTATACCGATTGGTAGCTGGGACTTATAATGCGAAGACCGGCCTTTAGAAAAGCCGTTAAAGGCGCTCAAATTAGCAAAACCGCTTCTGTGCCGGCGCCTATTCGTGGCTGGAACACAAAAGACCCACTCGCAGAAATGGACCCTACTTTTGCCGTTAATACCGAAAATTGGTCTGGTCGCTCTACAGACGTTCGTGTGCGTCGTGGCAACGCCAATCACGTAACCGGCATATCTGGTCAAGTTGAGTCGTTAATGCCCTACAACGCGCAGGGAGGAACACAAACGCTATTCGGCGCGGCTGGAAGTAGTATTTACGACTTTACAACGGCTGGTGGTGTTGGATCTGCCGTTGTTGACTCGCTATCTAACGCTAGATGGCAGCATGTAAATTTTACTAACTCCGCGGGTGATTCGTATTTGTGCTGTTTTAACGGCGCAGACGCACCTCAATATTGGGATGGATCTAGCTGGACATCAATTACAGCGTCATCCTCGCCGGCCATTGTCGGCGTTACTGCCACTACGCTGATTAACGCATGTGTGTTTAAGCGTCGATTGTATTTGGTTGCTGTTAATTCACTAAGCCTGTATTACCTGCCAATTGATTCAGTTGGCGGAACCGTTAATGCTACCAGGTTAGACGGATATTTCTCCAAAGGCGGATACATTGTTTCATGTGAAACGTGGACGGTTGATGGCGGCGAAGGATTTGACGACCACCTTGTCGTCGTGTCTTCTGAAGGCCAAGTTGCGGTATTTAAAGGCACCAACCCTAGCTCGGCTTCAAGCTGGGCATTAGCCGGGGTTTGGAATCTTGGCGAACCCATTGGCCGGCGCTGCATGATCAAATACAAAAGCGACGTGACATTGCTAACCGTAGAAGGTGTTGTGCCGCTCGCTAAAGCATTGCAGTCAAGTCAAATTGACCCTTCAACGTCATTAACGTTTAACATCCAAGAAGCCATTCAAGCATCTTCTGAAGCTTACAAATCTAATTTTGGCTGGGAAATGACCGTTTATCCGCAAGATAATCAGTTGATTCTCAACGTACCAGTGCGTGAAGGTAGCGAGCAACAACAGTACGTCATGAACACCTTAAACGGGTCGTGGTGGCGCTGGACCGGGTTAGCGGCTAATTGCTGGGCAATATCTAATGAAATAGCTTATTTTGGAACTGATGGCGGAGTCCAATTATTTGGCACCGTTTATGCTGATGTGGGCGCCAATATTGCGACAGATATTCAGCAAGCCTATTCGTATCTTGGCTCAAGAGGTCGGTTAAAAAGCCTTAAATCTGCTCGGCCTAACATTTTGGCAAACGGCAACCCTTCGGTTTTTGTTGGGGTATCAATTGATTTTAACTCTATTCCCGTGACCAACCCAGCGTCTTTTACGCCTTTATTCTCCGGCATTTGGGATAGCGGAACTTGGGATTCTGCGGTATGGTCAGGCGATATTTCGACGTTTACTGACTGGCAAACCGTTTTTGCTGTAGGCACCGCATGCGGATTGAGGGTAAAAACCGTATCCAATGGCCTTGATTTACGCCTTGCTGCTACCGATTACTTGTACGAATTCGGGGGCGTTGTTGGATAGATGCAATTATTGGGAAATTGAGTAGAATGGACATTATTGCGCTCGAACCGTGGCACGTTAACGCCATGATTGACTCACGACCACCGATGACCGAAGGAACAAAGGGTCTTACGGTAATGAAAGAGGGCCAGGTGCAAGCGGTTTGTGTCTTAGATAGCTGGTCAGATACAAGTTGCATGATACATATATGGATTGGTAACCCAATGGTTTTAAAAAACGGCTTTGCTGAAGAAATATTTAATTACGTATTCAACACTGCCGGCAAACTAAAAATCATTGGCTCGACGCCTTCAGATAACCTCAAGGCTCTAAAGTTCATCAAGCACATAGGATTCGAGGAATTATATCGGATCAAAGATGGATACAGGGTAGGTGTAGATTACGTTCTCACCGAAATCAACAAAGATACTTGCAGGTTTATAAGTCATGGGAAAGAAAGCGCCTCCACCACCTGATTACGCCGCAGCGTCACGCGCACAGGGCGAAGCTAACAAAGATTCCGCCATTCAAACAGCGGTATTATCCAACCCCAATATTGTCAATCACCTTGGCTCGTCAACAACTACATGGGGCGCGCCTTCTGGTGGCTTTAATATGGGGCCGGGTGCGCAAAATCAACAGATTGCCGGTGGTCTTTACGATGACGGTCAATCTAACGCGCCACAAAGCTATCAAAGCGGGTTTGACACTGCTGATTTGGGAGGGGCTGATAATTCGGTTCTTAGCGCCTATAGAGCGGCGTCTCAGAATTTGGAAAGACGAACTCCTATGGAAAGACCATCGTCCGGAATAGGCAATGGTGTTGCCATTCGCGGACGGAGTCAACCCAATGTGACAGAGGCAGATAGATTGCCTTATCAAGCAATGCCTGTGCAAGCCGGTGTGACTGGATCCAATGGGTTTAACATGCGCGGGCCGGAAGGCACTAGATCGGATGGGCGAGTATTAGCGCAAAACAATATGCGAAACAATCAGCCAAATATGGGATTTAGTGGCGATGCGGGCAACGAGGGCGGAAACGGCAATCAATTGTCTAACCAAATTCGTCAAAACATTCGCAATATGTCGAACGGAACCCCCAATGCTGTAAGTGGTGTTCCTCAAGCAACGGTAACTCAAAGACTATCGCCTACTGAACAAGCAAAGTATGACAGAAACGCAAACCTTGACCTTAGATTGCTGGATACGGCAACAAGCGGGCTTGGTCGCGTGAATAACATGATGGATACGCCATTTGACATGAGCCAAGTTAACGACTTTGAAACGCCTAATTATGGCGACCAAAGCCGCAATACGCTGTCAACCGCTGGAATGCAGGACTTTTCTGGCATTAATTTAAACTCTTTGGCGCCTGAAGGCAGTATTGATAGTTCCGGTTTTAGAGACTTTGCGCCTCTTAATGCCGATGGTATGCAGAATTTAACAGGCATAAATACCGATGCTTTGTCGCCCGAAGGCAGCATTGACAGATCATCGTTTAATGACTTTAGCTCGTTAAACAGCGACGGCTTGGGTAATTTTCAAGGCGTTAATGCCGGAGAACTAAGCCCAACAGGGCAGCTTCAGAACCTTGATCAACGAAACATGCAGGGCACTGTAGGCGGTCAAGAAGACGTATTTCAAGCAATGGTTGCTAGGCGAGGCGATGAATTCCGCAACCAGCGTGAGCAGATGGAATCAGACCTTATTTCGCGTGGCTTCACGCCGGGCACTGAAGGCTATCGTAGTCGAATGGCTGAAATTGACGAACAGCAAAATGATTTTAATCTTGGTGCTAGGGTGCAGGCCGGTCAAGAGCAAGAGCGTTTGTTTAACATGGAATCAAGATCAAGGGATCAGGATTTTGGTCAAAATGCTCAAGTAGCGCAATTTGCTCAACAGCTTCGTGCGCAAGGCATGAACGAACAGCAGATTGAGGCGCAAATAAACAATCAGATTAGAGGCCAGCAGTTTAATGAGAGAAACGCAACCTCTCAAAACGCTATGGCGGAACGAGGCCAACGCTTTAACGAGCAAGAAAGAACTGCTCAATTTGCCCAGCAGCTTCGAGCTTCCGGTTTGAATGAACAGCAAGTGCAAGCGCAAATTAATCAGCAGATTAGAGGCCAGCAGTTCAGTGAGCGCGGCGTCGTTTCTGACGATGCTAGAGCGCAGCGCGGGCAGCAATTCCAAGAGCAAGAACGCATGGCAGTGTTTCAGCAAGGCTTGAGATCGCAAGGTCTAAACGAACAACAAGTGCAGGCGCGTACTAATGCCGCTATTCGTAGCCAGCAGTTTGGCGAGCGTGGCGCACAAGCTTCGTTTAACCAGTCTGAGCAGAACCGGGTAGCCCAGCAAGAAAGAGCCTCACAGGGCGCCAATGACTCGCAGAGAGCGCAGCAAATTCAAGAGCAGGCGTATTTGCGTCAATTGCCATTGAACGAAATTAATGCGCTTAGAACAGGCACACAGGCCAACATGCCACAGTTTCAGGCTTACACAGGCGCTAATGTTGCTCCGCCCCCTGTATTTGATGCTTCAGTAGCCAAAGGAAATTACGATATGAGCGCATTCCAAGCAGGCCCTGACATTATGGGCGGCTTGTTTAGTCTTGGCGGTGCAGCGTTAGGCGGGCCATTAGGAGCTAAAGCCGGCGGGTTTGCAGCAGGACTGATGGGGGGGTAAATAATGCCATATACACCACAAAAGAATTTAAATCGACGCCAGGCTTTGATGTCTGCATTGCAGAATACCCCAATGAACAATACGGGTAAGCGTACCGATGTCGGTCGAGGCTTGGCGCACATGCTTAGGCAGTACCAAGCAGGCCAAATGGGTCGGCAGATGGATACCGAGCAGGCTGAAAACGAGCAAATGGTTGTTGATGAAACCAATACGTTTGGCAACTCAATGGGAGCCTTTCAAACCGGGGTCGCAGATCAAGGCGTTGGGCCTATGCGCCCGGGGGAAATGCCTACGTTCCAAACACCTGAAGTATCAAACAGGTCAGCCGCATTTAAAGAAGCCATGATGATGCGCGACCTTGATCAAAAAGACGCCATGAATTTGCAGGAGTCTAAAAACAATGCCGCGCTTTCTCGAACGCGTGAAGGCGGCAGGGCTGCAAACTTGGAACTTGAAGACGAAGATTATTTAGACACCGATCCTAACAGCCCTACTTATGGGGAGCAGCGAACAAGAAAATCAATATTTAACCCCTCGACTGGAACTCTGACGCCTTATGACGAATATCAAGCGCAAGTCAATTCGCCTAACCAAAGCGGTGTTTCAAGCGCCTTAACTAAAGCGGCGGCGGCTGTAACCGCAAATCAGCCGCGCCCAACAGAATTTTCTAAAGGAAATGACGACCCGTTTAAAAACTCTAAGCGACCGCAAGAAATAGCTTCGAGGGTTGGGGCGCAAAAGGGTGTTAATGACATGCTTTCTACAATGGGCAAATCGTTTCAGCAATTGTATTCGATGGGCGGGGCGGTTAGTGGCGACCAAGACGCACTAACGAACCTAAAAAACGGCATTATGGGCACCGAAACATTTAACAACTTGCAGTCAAGAATATCGCCTGATGCGGCTTCGTCTATTCGCAGAACTATTATGGCAACGCGACCACTGCTTATTGGTAAGATAATACAAGCATCGGATATGTCGGCTAAGGCTCTTGATAGTAACCGAGAGCTAGACTTCTACCTTTCTGCACTTGCTGACCCTGGCAGAGACATTCAAAGTCAAATGTCGGCAGTCGTAAAGCTTAATGAAATGATGGGTGGCGGTATAAGTCTTGGGCCTTGGGCTGAATCTGTAACAGATATTCAAAATCAGTTGTCGAAAGAGTTTAATCAGTCGCTAGACAAGAACAAAGCCGACATGAGCTACACAATGGAAAAATACGGGATGAGCGAGGAAGATCTTAGGGAAAAGTTAAGCCAGAACCTAAGCGAAAGCTGGCAGTCTCAAATGTCTGAGGAATATTAGAAATGCCTTTAGACCTTATAACAGGCGAAAGTGACGACGAAAGCGAAGACTTTTCTTTTGACCGTATGCTGGGAAATATCATTCCGTCTGGAAAGCAATTTGTTGACGACCTCACGTACCCTATTAGACACCCTATAGACACCGTTAAAGGGCTTAACCAGATAGGCTCTGGCATTGGTCAAATGCTTGCGTCTGACAACCCCGAAGCGTTTGTAAGCCCTGCCAACGTAGGCGCGGCTAAAGCTGTCAAGCAGTTTTACATTGACCGATACGGCGGCGTCAATAATCTAAAAAACACGATTGAAAATGACCCCGTAGGTTTTGTTAGCGACTTATCCACTATTCTAACTGGTGGAGCTGCTGCGGCATCAAATGTAGGCGGTAAAGTCGGGAGTGGAGCTGCTGCAATAAGGAAGGTTGCCGCCGCACTTGACCCTGCCGCAATGCCGACTAATTTGGCAAAAGCACTGCCGTCAAAGTCTATTTATAAGACAGGAATGAAATTCAAATACGGGCAAGGCAAAGGAAAGGTCACTCAATCGGAGGCTTCAAATCTGGCTAACCAAGCCTACGACCTTGAATTACGACCTAACGATGTCGGAATGGACACCTTAGCAGATGAAAAAATTCGCAGGGGCCAAGCAATTGACCAATCTGTTCGAGATATGCCGCAAGACCCTATTCCTGTTGATGAAATTGGGAGATTTCTGCCTGATGAAAGAGCAAAAATGCTTGGCACAGGACAAGGATCAAAGCGGTCAAGCTATGTCGACCAATTTGATTCAGCTACAGAAGACTATTTAAACAGGGTTGTTGATGCCAATGGCGATACGATGACTCCAATGCAAATGCAGGGCGCAAAAATAGGACGATATAGCGAAGCTGGCCCGGCAGCATACGGCGATGCGCCTAAGTTCCCTGCTGAAGTTCAAGCAAATAAAACAATGGGTCGAGGCGCTAAAGAAGCTATTGAAAGCAGAAATCCAAAGGTAAGGGCTTTGAATAAAGCTTATGCAGACGTTAAAAAAATGGGTGACGCGCTGCCGTTTAACAGCCCTAGCGCGTTTGGTACAGATTATAGCTCTAGGGTGGTTGCTGGTTCCGCCGGTATGGGGCAGGTTCCTACGTCAATGGTGGGCTTTATGTCTCACTTACTGAGAACAAAAGCAATTGACGCCGCTCTTGCTATTAAATGGGCAGGGAAAAACCCAACAAAAAATAACATTCTTAGGCAGGCAAGTAGACAAGCTGGAATTCAGACTGAAACAGCAGATGAAGCAATGCCTGAAGACTTGCTAGAAAAATACGGAATAGGAGAAAGCAACTAATGTGGCCCAAACAGAATAGTACGAATTCTTTGTAGTAAACGGCATAATGCCTCCAATAATTTAACTTCAAGTGTGCCAGTAATGGTAACAGGAGGGTAGTAGAATTCCTAGAAATGGCTCTGGTACATACGCGCTTACAAGCGGTCAACCTGTTGTCACCGGCACAGTAATTTCATCATCGGTGCACAACGCTTTGGCGGCTGATATTGCGGCTGAATTAACGAATTCTCTCGATAAAGACGGTCAAACGGTTGTTACGGGCGATATTGACTTTAACGGTCTAGCCTTGATTCTTGATCCTACCGGCAATACTAAGATGCAAGCCGGCACAGACAATATTTTGGTGATAACGATCAATAATGCGGCTGATTTCGAGCTTAGGGCTAACATCCTAAGAGCTTTATCTGGCTCGGTTATTGAGACAAACACCATTAACGAAACCACTTCCGGTTCTGGCGTCACTATTGATGGGGTTTTGGTCAAGGATGGGGGAGTTAACGGTTCATTAGGCGCAACTACCCCGTCTACTATTGCTGGCACGACACTAGACA